ATCTTCTTCCGTCTGGTCTAAGTTGAAGTTTAGTCGAACCTAATCTCCAAGGTGTATCATTTACAGTATTTGTTTCGTACTTAATTTTAACTGCCCTTCCTCTACCTCTTACATCAATTTTCTCTGTAGTGCTAGAAATAGTTCCCGATGTAGTCACATTTGATGAGGATTGAGGATATTGTTCTAAGGTTAATGTGGCCGTCATATTGTTAGCTAAATTATCGAAATCAGGAACTAACTTACTTACAGACATAAGCTCATCACCATCAGCAATCTCAACAGAACCTGTAGTTAAAAAAGCAGAAATAGCCGTGCCATCTGCTTGGTTATTGCCTGATTCATGTTCATAAATATAAGATGCGCCTGCTGTTAAGCCTAATATAGTAGATACATTTGCTGTCACACCTGTAGCATATTCTGTAGCAATGGGATTTTCATATACATAAGCACCAAGCCAAGTGGTTCTACCAAGACTAATTGTGTACCAAGTGTTTTCTAAATAATTATAAGCAACACCTCTATCTATCTGTGTAGCGTTTGCAGAAGGATAGTACCAAATAATTTCATTGTAAGCTGTGTTTAATCCAACAGCAATATCATTTTTATTTGTATAGCTTAAACTATCAAATACAAAATCTTGCACAGAACAAGGCATTTTTTTAACGACACCATCATACAAATAAAAAGCGTCGTCTGACATCCAATATGCTCTACCATTTACCTCTATTGCTGCGTGTTGTGCTATCAAACCACAGTTTGCACCAAGTTGCCTCATACCAAAAGTAAATGGTGTACCAACAAATTGAATACCATGAAGTGATGTATCGGTCCAAACAAGTATTTGACCTGAAGATTTTACAGCACCCATTATTCTTGAACCATCGGATATACGCAATGAACCAGCTTCATTTGTTGCGACTGGTGTATAATCCGTTGCGTCTTCTCTATCAGAAAATCTAAAAAATAAATCGTCTTGTGTTGCAGTATTACCGATGGTTGTTTCCGTACCAAAAATAAGTAAATGTCTTGTGTCAGTAGATACTAAACTAAATCTAGAGGCTGTCGGTGCGTTTGATAAAGCGGTAGCTATGTTGCTAGTTCCAGATGAAGTATCCCAAATAAAAGTGCCCCCGTTCAAAACAGTTGCTATTAAATCTTCACCAAAATTATCTAAAGACCATTGACGAGCTGCTAAAACAACACTTGAAGAAGATCTAGCAGTATCCCATGTGCTTGACCCCCATGTTTCTGTGCCCCATCCGTATCCAAATGTAGATGTAGCTGGACCTATTGTTATTTGATATTTAGCGTTTCCTGATCCTCCGCCTCCTGATGTGGAGCCAGAGGCAGTGCTTGTATGTGTAACAGTGTAAGTATTTGCAGTTGGCACTGTTAAAATTTCAAATTCTTTATTCATATCCAAACCATCTATGGAAGAAAACGAATCAAAAGTTACAAAGTCTCCGACCTTAGCGTTATGTCCTGAGTCTGTTACGGTTACTGTGGTAGTGCCGTTTGTTGTAAAAGGATTAGTTAAAGCTTGTGTTTCTCTAAGTGGTGTAATGTCGTAAACAGCACCTTCAGTGTAAATATATAATTTTCTATCGGTTCCTATGGCTAAATATCTAGTGCCATCTAAGCCAACCCAACTGTGAGTGTCACGAACAACACCTACAACAGTTTTATTTGGATTAGGTAAATATGACCAGCCACCCCATCTTTCAGGTTTTCCATAGTGAAATCTAACAAAATCAGAGTCAACATATTTACGTTGATCCCCTGCTGAATAAGCAGAATCTTGTTTATCAATACCTGGTTGAAACTTTAAATCGACTAATTTCATGTCGAGATATACTAAATTATTTATTGTTTTGTGGCAAGAATTGAGTTCCTACGTTGCCCTTGAATGAGTAATTACCGTAGTGGGTAAGACCACTTACTATGTCAGCATAAACTTTTCCACCTATTTTCTGCCATAAACGACAAAAAGCATAATCTTCCGACAAATATCTTTTTGTGTCAGG